AATGAGAATATTCTGTGCAATATGTACATCCGAAATATCACCAATTCCACGGACATTGCAGTAATTACGGGTATTGGCGCAAGGCTGACAAATAAATTCACGGTCCGCTTTGAGAATATAACCATCCCTGCAAACACGACGGCCAACATCGGTTTTGTCGTTACCAATACCACCTTAACTCAACCGCAGTTATTCAATGTCCTTTCGGGGGCAACGGTTCAATGGACTTGCCTTGAAAACCCCGTTGGGATTGGAGTGCTGGATATGCGGACCGCACTCCCTGCCGATGTCAAGCAGAGCGACCTCTTGCAAGATTTGCAGAAGATGTTCAACCTCCAATTCATGCCTGACCCCCAAGACCCGAAACTGCTCTACATCGAGCCGTGGAAGGACTTCTATTCCTCGGGGTCGGTGGTGGACTGGTCGCAGAAATCCGATGAGAACGCCGAGCAGAACCTCACCAACGGCGACCCCAACGCCTATACCAACATCGTGTTCAAGTACAAGGACATGGGCGATTACCTGTCCAAAACCTACAAGCAGTCCTACCCGTTGGCTCGTGAGGGATATGGAGGCCGAATCTTCAACACGGGTAACTTTTACGGCAAGGGAGATAAGGTCGTGGAAACCCTATGCGGCACACTTATCCCCGCCTCGTTCAGCACGGACAAAATCGTGGGCAGGACTTGGGACATTGACGGAACTCTCGCAAGCGGGACCATCAAGCCCCTGCAAACGGGCTACCGATTGGCGCAGTACAACTTGATTGAGGGGCAGACCGAGTGGGCCTATCAATACGGGGTCAGCGGGAACACGGCACTGTCCGTGGGAATCTTGCGGATGCCCTTCGTGTCCCACATTGACAATCCGTACGCCCCGAATGTGGACCTCGCCTTTGGTCAACCAAGGTTGGTGTACTACAACGCCGTGAACGCAAGTGGGTCGCCGTTTGCCTACACCAACAACAATCTCTACAACACCTATTGGCTGAACTACATCAACGAAACGGTGTCCCAAGAGGCCTTGCAGTTGGAACTTACGATGCTGCTCTCATCCGTGGACATCTACCAACTTGACTTCCGCAAGCCCATCTATTACGGCGGCATTCGTTGGCGGCTCTTAGAAATCCGTGACTACCTCGTCGGGCAGATGAAGCCTTGCCGAGTTACCCTGCGACGCATCCTCAACCTTGCCGACTTTGCCGCAACCACGACCACACCAATCGCAAACGACCCGTCGGCGTTATTTAACGGCCCGATTGACCCCGACCCTGTGGACCCAGGGTATGAACCACCCGTAAACCCCGAACTCCCCTCCGAAGGATAACCATGGCAGATGTAACGAAAGAAATTGCCCTCAAAGTAGTCGCCACCGATGCGACAGGGCCAGCACTTGAATCGCTTGAAGACAAACTCAACGCCGCCAAAAAGCGGATGGTTGAACTCGCTGCGGCGGGCAAGCAGAACACCGAAGAGTTCCAACGCCTGCAAGTTGAGGCGGGTAACTACAAGCGAACCATTGAGGGCGTTGAGAAGTCGGTAGATTCATTTGCAAAAGGCGGGACTAAAACATTGACTTTAGTTGTGGAAGCCTCTCAAGCGGTTGCGGCAGGATTTGCGATTGCCCAAGGGACTGCTGCACTTTTTGGTGACGAAAGCGAAGAACTGCAAAAGGCTTTGCTTAAAGTGCAAGGGGCTATTGCCTTGGTGAACGGTGTTCAACAAGTATCAAACTTATTACAAAAAGAATCAGCATTGCGAACGGCCATTAACACGGTCGCAGTCAAGGCTTACGCAGCGGTTGTTGGCGATGCAACCGAAAAAACAAGGGCTTTTAGAATTGCTCTTGCGGGATTAGGCTTTGCTGGAATCTTGGTTGTTATTGGATTGGTTGTTGAGGCTATGGGGTTGTTTGTACAAAACACCAAAGAAGCAGGAGATTCTCAAAAGGAGTTAAAGCGTGCTTTAGAGGACACCGCTGGAACGCTTGAGTACTATGAACGGAAACTCAAAGCCAACGGAGCAACCGAGGCAGAACTTGCCAAAATCCGAAAGAAAGCCCTTGAAGATGAAAGAGCGGAACTTAACCGAAAGTTGGAAGAAGATGTCGCTCGCTTTGGTGTCAAAAATGATAAGTACCAAACGGCTTTGCGCCAAGAGATTGAATTGCTTGATATCAAAATCAAGGAAGAATCCAAGATAATCAACGATGCGAATAATGCTATAAGGGAAAGAGAGAAGGCTATAAGGGACAAAAAAATCGCAGACATGAAGGCCGAGCAAGAGCGAAGCAAGGCACTTCAAATTGAATTCTACTATGAACAACTTGAATTACTCAAAAAATTTGAATCCGACAAAGAGGATGCCATAATTGATGGAATGCGAAAGGAGGCGGCCAAAAGGATAAATCATGCCGCTTTATTAAATGCACAGGATAAAAAGTCCAAGGATGGGGCGTTACAAAGGGAATCCGACTTGCGGCAAGCCCAGCAGCAGATGGCCGACCAATCCTTCAGCATTATTGCCGACATCATCACGGCAACGGCAGGACAAAGCGAAGAAGCCCAACGCAAAGCGTTCAATGTAGCAAAGGCAGCAAGCATCGCTCAAGCGATTGTGAATACCTACCTTGCAGCAAACGCTGCGTTAAAAACACAGATAGAGGTCTTTCCTGGTCAGCGATTTGTTCAAGCAGGTCTTGCTATTGCCGCTGGTCTTGCCAATGTAGCCAAAATTAGGGCAACGCAATTTCAAGGCGGTGGAGGAAGCGCACCTGGAGGAAGCGTAATGGGTGGAGCATCGGGTGCAAGCATGACCCCGCCGCCCATCTTCGCCAACCCCCAAACGACCAACCTCGGAACGGGCGACCTGTCATCGGGTCAGGGTCAGCAGAACCAACCCATGCGGGCCTATGTGGTTGAGCGGGACATTCAGCAGACGACCAGCAGGGTGCGCCGCTTGTCCGAATTTGCAACATTAGGCTAACCCCTACATATCCCACCATGGAACTTCCAGTTTACCGAATGACCGTGGACGAAGTGGACGAAGGCGTGCAATTCGTAGCCCTCGTTGATATGCCCGCTATTGAAAAACCCTTCCAAGCCTTCGCCAAGACCCCGCAGCGGTTCGCCGAAACGGGAGAACGCAGGGTGCTGACTGGACCGCTCATGCTTGCCGACACGCCAATCTACCGCAAGGACGACACCTATGGCGAGTACTATGTCGTGTTTGACAAAGCGACCATCCGCAAAATCGTGCAGAAGTATTTCAAGCAAGGGAACCAGCACAATGTGAACGCTTACCACAACGCCGAACTGGAGGGGGTCTTCATGTTTGAGTCCTACATCACCGACACCGAGCGGGGCATCCTTGCCCCCAAAGGCTACGAGGACACCCCCGACGGATCTTGGTTCGGCTCCTTCAAAGTAGAGAACGACGAAGTGTGGGAGAATCGCCACGCCTTCAAAGGTTTCTCCGTTGAGGGCCTCTTTGGGATGAAGAACACGGGGACCGAACTAGAGGTCGCACTTGCGGGCCTCGCAGACGATTTGACTAACTTTTTGCAACATATCAACCCAACCTACAAATCCCAATAACATGAACCTAAAAGCAGCCATTGACACTTTGCGGACCGAACTCCGCAAGTTCACAACCCAAAAGCAAGCCTTCGCCGACTACAAGTTGGTGGATGGTACTGTTGTCCGTGTGGACGGCGACCTCGTTGCTGGAACGCCCGTCTATGTCATCACCGAAGACGAAACCCTGCCCGCTCCCGATGGAGAGCATCAAGTTGAGGGCGTTGGTGTCGTCAAGACCGAAGGTGGCAAAATCACCGAAGTTGTTGTTGCCGAAGCCCCTGCTCCTGCCGAGGAAGTGGCCGTTGCTGCTGAGATAACCCCCGAAGTTGCGGGTGAAGTGGTGAGTGAAATCGCCGAAGGCTACCCAATGGTGGACCCGTTGATGGTTGAAGAAATCGTCAAAAAGCACTTGGTGTCCATCATGGAGGAACTGAAGGCCGCCTACACCGAGATGGGCAAAATGAAGGAGAAAATGGCCGCATTTGCATCGCAGATGGAAACCATGACCGACATCGTAGAAAAGGTCGCCGAACTCCCCTCGGAAGCCCCCAAGCCAACCGCCTCCGCAATCGTGGAGCAACGGAAGGCATCAGCCGCTCAAAACTTTGCGGCCATCGCACAATCAATCCAAACTCTTAAAAACTCCAAATAACTTTAACCCCCTAAAAACAAAATCATGGCATTTTCTTTCGGAAACCTTTCAGCCTACACCGACCAACAAAGGCTGCCCCTCATCACCAAAGCGGTCTTCGCCGCTCGCTCTGCTGCCCTCTTTACCAAGCAAGTTGGTATCAAGTCGGCTGCTGCCCTCAACCTCATGGACACCGATGCAAACATCGGGTCAGGAACCGTCTGCGGTTGGTCTGCAACAGGCAACACGACCTTCAGTCAGCGTAACATCACCGTTGGCGTGATGAAAATCCAAGAGGCTCTTTGCCCTCGCTCACTTGAGCAGTACTGGATGCAGTCCCAGTTGACCGCTGGTAGCCAATACGACGGCGTACCATTTGAGCAGGCTTTCTCCGAGCAGAAGGCTCTGCGTATCGCCGAAGCCTTGGAAACCGCCATTTGGCAGGGTAACTCCTACTTCAGCGGTGTAAACCAGTTGCTGAACGCCGCATCGGGTTCTACCGTTCTTGCCAACGCTTCCTCCACAACTTGGAACCCAGTATCGGCTTCCGTCGGTATCACGACTTCCAATGTCATCACCATCTTTGACAAGGTGTACAACGATATCCCGCAGGCTATCTTGACCAAAACCGATCTCGTCATCTTCTGCGGATGGAACAACTTCCGCACCTTGATTGGTGCCTTGAAGTCGCAGACAGGTGTGATGTACAACCAAGTTGACCTGCAAGGGTTGGCCGATGGTGACATCATCTACCCTGGCACGAATGTCCGCATCGTTGCAGTCCCAGGCTTGACCTCTACCAACCGCATCGTTGCAACCTACCTTGGTAACCTTTTCTATGGCACCGACCTGTTGAGCGACGAGGAAAACTTTGAGTTGTGGTACTCCAAGGACAACGATGAAGTCCGATTCCAAGCCGCCTTCAAAGCAGGTGTGCAGTTCGCCTATCCCGACTTGATGGTTGACTTCCGCTTGGCCTAAGTGTAAGGGGGGAGGGAAACTTCCCCCCGCTTTTTTAGTATAACATAACCCTCTAAAAATACACTATGTCTTGTTCCCTAACTACGGGCTACGCCCTCGGATGCCGTGACGCCGTCGGCGGTATCAAAACTATTTATGTCCAAGCCTTGAACGCTACAGGCTCCGTGAACACGAACGGCAGCGGCTTGGTAACTGGATTCACGCCTACCTCGGTGTCGGGGTCTTGGTTTGAATACGACTTGACAAAGGCGACCTCTTCAATGACGGAAACCTTGAACGCAAGCACCGAAAACGGCACTTTGTTCTACACCCCCGAAGTGACCTTCACCATCAACAAGTTGCAGACCTCCGTCCGCAATGAGTTGCGCCTCTTGGCTCGGAATCGCCTCTTGGTCATCGTCCTTGACAACAACGGACGCTACTGGTTGCTTGGTGCTGCGAATGGCTTGGAAGCCTCCGCTGGAACCGCTGGAACGGGTACTGCATTCGGTGACAGGAGTGGCTACGAAATGACGCTCACGGGAATGGAACCCGATGCAATGCTGAACATCGCAGCCGCAACTTTCTCGGCATCCACGACCCAAATCAGCGGTTCGTAAGTATCTTTGACCTGCGGGTTCTCATACTCCCGCATGGTTTAGTGGTTAGGGCCATCTCTCACGGGGTGGCCCTTTTTTTTGTACCTTTGGGCATGAGGATTTGTATCGTTTACAACGCCCACCCGACGGGCTGCTCCTTCTACCGCTTGGAAATGCCGAACGCATACCTCGGCGACAACTACACGGAGTTTGACTATGTCTGCGTGGACAACATCGCCAATGTCAAGGATGAGGACCTAAAGACCGTTGATGTGTGGTTATTTAATCGCTTGTGGTGTCAAGGTACACTTGAGCAAATTCGTAAGGTCTACGAGGCTCTAACGGCCTTTGGGGCGAAGGTAATCTTGGACCTTGACGACTATTGGGTGCTGGAGAGCGGGCATATCATGTACCGCCACTATTTGGACACCAAGTTGGACGAGCAAATCCGTGAACACATCCGCTTGGCCGATCATGTGACCACGACGACCGAACACCTCGCCCAAAAGATACGCCTGCTGAACAAAGCCGTTACCATCCTACCGAATGAGCCGTACGAAGCGTATCAGCAGTATAAGGCCAATCCTGACGAGGAGCCTGAGAAAGATAAGTTCAAGATAGGCTGGTTCGGCGGGGCGCAGCACCAAGAGGACATCGCCTTGGTGGAGCATTCGTTTTCCCTGCTGGCCCATGACCGTTCCCTTGACGGCCGTTACAAAATCTACCTTGGCGGGTGGAACGACGGCAACCCCGTCTATGACGATTACGAGCGGATGCTCTCCTGCAAGGGGCTAAACAAGAACTACGGACGCATCCAAGCGGCGGACATCTACTCCTATGTCGGGGGCTACAACTTCATCAACGCCACTATCGCCCCGCTCCGAGATACCAAGTTCAACCGCCTCAAATCGGAGTTGAAAGTCGTGGAAGCGGGATGGATGGGCAAGGCTATCATCGCATCCGAAACCATCCCCTACACGGACATAATTACTCACGGCCACAACGGCCTGCTGATACCATACGGCAAGAAGGATGCTTGGTACAAGGCGGTCCGCAAGTTTGTGAACGAGCCCGACTACGCTCGCTCCTTGGCCGTGCAGTTGAGCAAGGATGTTCGGGAACGGTTTGACATCAGCAAGACCGCTGAACGGAGGGCCGAACTCTACCGAAGCATCGGGCGCAAATTGTGAAATTGGCGGGCAAAGTACATTTAGGGGTAGAGTGATTTACCTATCCCCCAATACCACGAATACTATCGTCGTCACCTGGACGCAGCGGTCAAGCACGGGCGACCGTTACATCTTGCGGCTCACGAACATCGCCAAGAACCTGACCACCGACTTCACGCTGCTGAAATCAGCCAACCTTTCCAACTACACCAACCGCTATGACAAATTTCAGATTACCCTGGGGGCGGTTGAAACGGGTTCCTATCGTTATGAGGTTTACGATACCAGTAGCACGGTTGCAGCAGCCGTTGCGGTGGTTGAAACGGGCTTGGCGTATGTACAGGTAATCTCGCTCACCTTTAACACCTTCGCCAATACCATCCAATACAATGTCTACGGCGCAAGTGCCGTCAGCATCTTTGATTCAACCTTTGACCAAACCTTCCAATGAGCGTACAAACACGCAGTCAGTTACAGGCTTCGGCCCTGACCATCACCAACGAAACAACCGCCGCAGCCAATACCGCCGTCCGTGTTGGTGGCCTCTTTGACGACCTTGCAGACACCGCCACCTTGGACCGAGAGCGGGGCGTTGCAAACCTGTACCTTGACACGGACACCAACTTCACCCCGACCCAAGGGAGTGCGGTAAAACTGACCTCTGTAATGAAGTCGGGGTTGCTGACTACCTACAATTTTTCACGGACGACCAGTTCCATCACCTACACAGGAACGACGAGTGCTGCTTTGCGCGTATCGGCAAGTATGGTATTCTCGCAGGGCAACGGCAACCAAATCAAGATTTACATCGCCAAGAACGGAAACGCAATTTTGCAGTCAATGACCGACATTACGACCACGCATAGTGATGGTCACTCGGTGACGATTGAAGCCGTCTTGCAAGGTACCGTCAACGACGAATTTACCATCTTGGTCAACGCTATAAGCGATGGTGGTGCTATCACGATTTCGGCCCTCAACTTCACCGTCCATACCCTATGAGCAGCATAAAGCAATCGTTCACCCAATGGCTTGGGATTGAACACAAAGTCCCCGTGATGCTTGAAAACAAAGCGGGCAAGTACATCACCTACGGGGCGTTCAACGAGTACCCGTATTACCTCCTTGACAACTACCGCCGCAGTTCAAAGCACAACGCTATCGTCAACGGGAAGGTCAATTACATCGTCGGCGGAGGCTGGCAGCCAGGGGAAAAGATGACGGTTGAGCAGCAGGCAAGGTATGCCAAGTTTTTTGATGGGTTGAGCGAACACGACGACCTCAACGACATCACCGAGAAACTCGTCCTTGACCTTGAACTATTCAACGGGTTTGCGGTCGCGGTCACATGGAACAAGATGGGAACCATTGCGAAGATGGAGCATATTCCCTTTGAAAAAATCCGAGTGGACAAGGACGAGCGGATGTTCCAGGTGGCTGATTGGTATGATGACGCTATGGTCCAACTCTACCCCAAAATCGGGGATGTAGAGAAAATCCCCGCCTTTGATGCTGATAACCGAATTGGTAAGCAACTATTCTATTACAGGGTGTACGCAGCAGGTGTCAAGTCCTATCCGCTCCCCGAATACATGGGGGGCTTGGCATATATTGAAGCGGACTGTCAAATTGCCAACTTCCATGTGAACAACCTCAAAAACAACTTTTGGGGCGGGTACTTGATAAACTTCAATAATGGCATCCCAACGCCCGAAGAACAGGGCGACATTGAGCGGCAGATTAAACGCAAGTTCAGCGGGACCGACAATGCGGGTCGCTTTGTTGTGACCTTCAACGATGATATGTCCAAGGCCCCTACCTTGGAACCGTTGACACCGAGCGACATGGACAAGCAGTTCGAGATTCTCAACAAGACCGTGCAGCAGGAAATCTTCATCTCGCACCGTGTGGTCAACCCCATGCTATTCGGTGTCAAGACCGAAGGCCAACTGGGAGGCAGACAGGAAATGGTGGAAGCGTACGAACTATTCAAGGCTACATATGTGAACGACCGAGTTCGCAAAGTGGAGCGGATGATTAACTACTTGGCTTCGTTCAACGGTGTAGAAGGAATTGAATTGATACCCATTGAGCCGATTACTGAACGATTGAGTGAGCAAGCCCTGCTGCAAATAATGACCCCCGAAGAACTGCGTGAGAAAGCGGGCCTTCCTGCATTGGAAAAGCAACCTGCCGATGTGGTTGGACCTAATCCCCAACCCGACGAGGTTCCGCAAATCCCCGTGGTCATGGGCAACGACAATATCAAGAAACTATCGGGCAGGGAGTACCAAAACCTCATGCGAATCGTCCGTCACTACGCCCAGGAGAAAATCACCTTGGAGATGGCCCGCACGATGCTATCCGCTGGTTTCGGGTTGACTCCTGCAGAGGTCAACCCCCTGCTCGGAGTGCAAGGGCAGGCGGTTTCAGAGCCTTCCTGGGGCGAAGAAAAC